GCGCAAATTCTTTGATTGGGTGACTCCCTTCCAGCGGCCCGACAAATTGTACTCGGCTTTATAGGCGTCAAATACAATCTGTGGCTCTACGTCAGCCGCCATAGCTGCCGCGAATATGCCGCAGCAAGGCATTGCGTTGACGGGCTTTCCGTTAATGGTCGGTGTTGCGTTTTCCATGTCCGTTCTCCGTTTGCTTTCTTGTTAAGACAAGACAGATCATACAGACATCTGTGTTAATGACAACTGTTTGTTGTCTTTTAACGTAAACTTTTTTCGAGGATGTTTTGGCACCACCAATAGAGGTCGGACTCCTCCATGTCGTGCTTCATGAGATTTACGCGAAGGCAGACGAGCTGCACGTTGCGGGGGCTGAATATATATCCCTTGTCTTGATCGATTCGATCCAGCGACACATTTAAGTCCTTACCCTTGCGGCCCTTACCGTCCTTGGCGGCCTGCATCAGCACACCGCTGAGGGCGCAGCGTCCGCCCTGCTCGCCCCAGATTTGCATCACCTTGTCGATGTCGATCTCAAAAGAAAGTCCGCGCTTCTTGGCGCCATACTTTGCCTTGGCTAGCGTGTTTCTGAGGTAGTCCCTCGGGCTGTTGTTTTGTGTCTTGAACTCGGCGCGAGTCCTGCAAGGACGGCATGTATTCTCGATAGAACCATCTGGCCTCTTGTAGAATCTCGCGCTGCCTTTTTCCTCCCCGCAGACGACGCATTTTTTTGTATTCATGGAGTAAAATTATACGCCTAAAACGGCGCCTCATCCTCCCAGTTATCGGGGTCCAAGGGATCAAGCTCCTCGACGGCCTCGGCCTCGAACACGTTCTCCTCAATGTTATGGAACAAGTTGAAGGCCTTCAGCGCCAGCCGCGGGATCACGAACTGCACGAACCGCACCTGCCTGTTGCCGACACGCCTCCGGGTCTCGCCAGCGATCAGCCCCGGCATGCTGTGGAGCTGCTTCCAAAACATCGACTCCTTCTTCGAGTGCTCGAACCTGCCCTTCACGCTAGTGACGTAGCACTGGTACAGCGCGTTCTTCGGCTCGTCCTTGCCGAAATCCAGCACCTCACCGTTAAGCCTCTGCTCCCTGAACTCCCCGGCGTTTATCGAGTCCATCAGCCACTGATCGACTGAGTCCAGCGAGTGCAGCTTCTGCTCATCCAGCGCCGCGGTCTTGGGCGCAGATCGAACATCTACGGTGTTGAGGTCGAAGTGCTTGAAGAAGTGCAGCATGTGCTCTGCTCCGCCGCGGTTGTACCAGTTTCGCAGTGCGCCGAAATACTTGGCGTCTTGCTGCTTTACGTTCGACACATCGAAGATGGCGAAGCGCCTCTCATCTAAACTGGCAGGGACAACCCACTGCTCGTTTGAGCTGAACAGAATCCGTGTGTAGTTCGATGAGCTGTAGGAGTCCATTCCCTTTCTCTCGACGGTGATGCGGCTGTTGGTCAGCAAATCCTTTAATGCTCCCTCGGCGGCCTTGTTGCGTGCCCAATACGCCTCATCACATTGCAAGAGTAACGTATCCTCTAAGTGGCGGTTAAACTTTCCAGTGACGTGCTCTGCCTTGCTTACGATGCGGTGGTGCTGCTTGAACAACCCACCGATCAGCTCACCAAAGAACGTCTTACCTGACCCCTTGGAGCCTCGAAGCACCAGACCCACACCGACCTTGGCCTGCGGCTTCTGAATCATCTGCGCCACCCACCCAAGAATGTAGTGCGCGTGCTCCTCGACACCGCTGGCGATAACCTGATTCACGAAGTCTAGGAAGGGCTTCATCTCGCCCTCTACCGGGCGGTAGCTCCAGCCTCGCCATAGGTTGTACTTCAGCAGCACCTCGTTGTCTGGCGCGAAGCAGATACCTGCCGGGTAAGTCCGGCGGTCTTCGTGCTTAAGCCATAGATCGACAAGGTTAACCATGCGCGGGTTACGGCCAGACTCGTCCAGCACCTCCCGGTTGGCGAACTCCTTCTTTAGATCCTCGGTCTTAAAGAGCATCACTTGGTCGCTGTCCAGCTCCTCGCGCAGCACACGGGCAGAGCCTTCGACTTGGACAAACGCCCAGTTACGCAGCATCGAGGGCAGCTCTTCCTCAACCACCTCGACGCTGTCTGACTTTTTTGCCTCGAACTTCAGCGAGGCCATAGTGACCTGACTGCCCGAGTAGTCTCCGAATGATTCCCACCGCTTGGCGCACTCGCCGTCCCGGTACTTGCTGCCCTGCGACGACCACGCATCCCACAGATATAGACCGTCAGTGTCGCCACCAAACTGATGATGCAGCGCCATACCGACGCGCACCCAGTTGTCGTGGTGATCGTCGGGGTCGAGAACTTCTAGGATCTCGTTGATCTCCTCGGCGGTCATGTCCAGCGACGCCTTGAGGTTCATCAGGTGATCCTGCTCCTCGGCCTGCTGCCTGCTGCCCGGCTTCACTTCGACCCAGCCAAGCTCCGCTGCCTGCGCCTCAAAGAACTCGATGAATCTGCTTGCCTGCTCACTCGTCAGCTCCGGCAGATCGTCGTGGAACACGTCGGCCAGCGTCGGGCCAGACACCCACTCGTAGGGCTTGATGGTCTTGGGGTGTATCCCGTAGGCCACAAACTGCTGGCCCTTGCCAAGTATCTCTACCGCGTGACGCACACCCTCAGAGTCCTCAAACTCCGTCGAGCGCATCTTCTTGAAGCCTTCTTCATTGCGGAACGGCACGACGCACTTGGGGTTCTCACCGATGCGTATCGCTGCCAGCCCAACATTATCCTTAAGCCAGTGCAGCATCTTGTTGTTCAGCGCCTTGTCCCGGCAGTCCATGTCCACGGCGCAGGTAGTGGCGCAAAGGACACCGATACCAAACTCCGCGTTCTGCTCTATCCACCCGGCAACCATCTCAGGGGTGCTGACAATCTTCTGCCAGTCCTTGCCCGGTGGCCTCTTCTTTCCCGCCAACAACGGGACGATGTTGTAGCCTCGCTCAACTAAGCGATGCCCGTATTGATTGATCATCCCTCTCTCCTAAACGTGATTGGCGCAGTTCTTGTCGGCCCAGTTCTCCAGATCGTCCAGCCTGTCCGCGACCCAGTAGAAGATGTCCTTAAGAACCTTCGCCACGAGCCACAATGCTCGCCATGCTTGAAATTTCATCGTGCCTCGATCTCCGCAAACTCTCGGACTAAGTTTGGGCACATCTGCATCCATGTAACTTTTTTGTCTGTCAGCCACTCAAGCTGCAAGGCTCTGGCTGGAGGCATCTCGCCGCGCATGCGCCACAGGCCCACGGCCTGACGGCTAACGTCTAGCTTGATGGCAAGCTGTCTGTCGCTCTTAAGCGACAACGCCTTCTTGGTTTCATTAAGCGCGGAATTGACTCGCGCTGCGTCCTTGCTTTTCATTTTGTGTCGGCTTCCTTGTTAAAGTGTTTGACAAGATAGCGGACGCTATTTATCTTCGTCAACATAATTTGCAATTGATCGTTGTCGAGTTCATCTTACAACAGTAGGTTGTACATCACTAGGGAGGTTGAGTTGAAGCAGTACGAGATTGATCTAGGGCCAGCGCACGCGAAGCTCAGTGCCAGCTCTGCACACCGATGGATCGCCTGCCCGGCCAGCGTGAAGGCGCAGGAAGGTCTGCCAGATGAAAGCAGCCCAGCCGCTGAAGAAGGCACGGCCTTACACGAACTGTCAGAGACCTGCCTGCACAAAGGGCTGGAGCCGCACGAGCTGATGGGCGAGACCTTCAACGGCTATGTCATCAACTTAGAGCAAGCGAACATGGCGAGGGTGTATGTGAATCATTGTCGCTCACTACCGCAAACGCGGACACACATTGAGCAACGCTTGGATTACTCCATGTGGGCAGAGGGCGGCTTCGGCACCGCAGACTTTTTGTCGATCAAGGAAGGCGAGGCTTGGGTGGTGGACGCCAAGTTCGGACGCAATCAAGTCGATGCCGACTGCGACCAGCTCAAGTGCTACGCCCTCGGCGTCTTCGACAAGCACGGCTTCGATGCCCAGCTAGACACCATACATATGACCATTGTCCAGCCCCGGCTGGGGCACATCGACACCCACACCATGCGACATAGAGAGCTTCTGAAGTGGGGCGCTGAGGTGCTGGCACCAGCAGCCGAGGCTGCGCTAAGTAAGAAGCCACCGTTCAATCCCGGCGAGTCGCAGTGCCGGTATTGCAAGGCCGCGCCGACATGTCGCGCTTTGTCACAGCATATTTTCGACAAGATCGGGGAGGATTTTGAGTGAGAGACCCACAAGTTTTGAGCAACGAGGAGATAGCAGGCCTGCTGCCGCACCTCGCAACGATCAAGAGCTGGTGCGATGCAGTCGCATCACACGCAGAGAAGCTGGCGCTGTCAGGAGTGCCCGTCGAGGGTTACAAGCTCGTGACCAGCCGCACGAACAGAAAGTGGTCAGACGATGAGGCAGCTATTCGCGCCATGACTCTGCTGACTAACGAGCCGGTGATGAGCCGGAAACCAATTTCTCCGAGCAGGGCGATCGCCATGCTGGGGAAAGAATGCGATGACGTTAACGCGCTCATCGTCAAACCAGAAGGCAGGCCGACTTTGGTGCCGGTATCCGATCGGAGACCAGCACTGGAAGCAACGGATGGCTTCGACGCAATAGACGACTAAGGAAAAAACTATGTCTACGGTAAAGATAGAAAACGCACGTTTGAGTTTCCCAAGCCTCTTCACGCCATCGGCGTTTGAAGGCTCCGACAATTTGAAGTACAGCGGTACGTTGATTCTGGACAAGGATGCCGACGCCGAGCAGATTAAGAACCTGCGGAAGATTGTCAGCGAGCTGGCGAAAGAGAAGTGGGGAGAAAAGCAGCCAAAGAAACTGTTCCTGTCGCTGCAAGACGGCGACGAGACTGACCGCGCTGAGTACGAAAACAAGTACATCGTGAAGGCCAACAACCGCAAGCGGGTGCCAATCATCGACAAGGATCTGTCGGCACTGGTCGAGGAAGATGGACGCCCACAGGGCGGTGATTATGTGAACGCCAAGGTGCGGTTCTACGCATGGTCATCTGGCGCTGCATTCTCTGGCGTGCTTTGCAGCCTAGAGGCTGTTCAGTTCGTGCGCGAGGGTGAGCGGTTCGGCGGAGGAGGTAACGCCCTCGACGGATTCGATGACATCAGCGGAGAGACTGCCGCCGACGTTGCCGAAGAAGCAGAGGAGTTCTTGGCTTGATCGTAAGCCTCGACTTTGAGACCTACTCCGAGTGCGACATCAGGGCTGCGGGTGCGTGGGCATATGCCGACCACCCCAGCACCGAGGTGCTGTGCCTAGCTTGGGCGGTTAACGATGAGCCGCCTGAGCTTTGGACGCCGGACATGCCTGCGCCGACTGAGCTGTTCCGCCTGATCGAGCGCGGGGCCGAGGTTTGGGCTTGGAATAGCTTCTTCGAGCTGGCTATCTGGCAGCGTGTACTCATGTGGCCGACGATACCGATATCGCAGTGGAACGACACCGCCGCGCTGGCTGCGGCGCAGGCTTACCCCCGCGCGCTCGGTAAGTGCGGCGACTTCATGGGGATGGACGATGAATAAGCTAAAAGACAAGCGCGGCAAGTACCTGATCCAGCGTCTCTGCAAACCCTATAGGGGCAAGCGCGTCCGCGATCAGGATCTGCTGAGGGAGCTATACGACTACTGCCTCCAAGATGTTGTTGCCGAGAGGGCGATTCGGAAAGAGCTTCGGCCACTCCACCCCGGCGAGCGATTGGTTTGGGAGGCTGACCAGCGCATGAA